ACAGTTACAAGGGTCATATCATCCTCACTTACTGAAAGGTAGGAATCACGCTTCTTCAATGGTGAAGAAATGTCTGGCTTAATCAACTCTTTATTCGACTCGTCCATATCCTTAAGTGAAAGAATTGCTATATAACTATTTAGGATATACTCATAAATGGGTAGTGCGCTTTAATAGTCCTACTCATATCTGAGTAACATGCCTGTCGGTGTTTATCGGAAGAAAAACAAGAAAGGCCGCTGGATGTATTTCCGTAGTGGCAAACTTATTTCTAAGAAATCGTACGACTCGTCCAAGTCGCGAAAGCGTTCCACTCGTAAGGGTGGCGTTCGAAAAACTGCTAGACGGGCATACACTAAATCAAACGGAAGGAATACAAAAATGAGAAAAGGAATCCCCCATCCATCTATTAGCGGTATGGCTAGTGGATTGGCTATAGCCGCATACCTAAACGCTGGTACCGCTGCCGTTAGAGGTAAAGGTGCAATTGAAGGTGTTGTAAAAGATATAACAGACGGTCAATTAGGAACCGCATTTAGTACCCTCAGTGGAAACGCCATAGATATGATCGGAACCAATGAAGGACGTAAGACGTTAGTTACTGCTGGACTTGTTGCGGCTGCTGGAGCATTCGCACGAAAGCAGTTTCCACAACTAAAACTAGGAGGAAGTAAGCTTTACTTTAGACTCTAAAATGGTAACAACAATACAAAGAAGTTTCGATAGCACGCCAACAGACAAGGAATATTTTTCCTTGACAGATAATATGAATAGTAGCAACTTGGGTAATATCCAAGTGCCCCAAGGTTCGACTAGGATCTCCCGAGTGGATTGTGCTTTTGACGGATTTAACGCAAAAGGATACCAAGTGGTATGCAGACTTCTAGGAAGTAATATGTCAGAACAGAACTTCACCATTATGGGGATAGCTGGAGACACAGCCGATGCAGCATGTGCAGTCGGTTTTAATTCCGTTCCTGTTGCTTTCGGTATATCTGGAGTAAACAACATTGATCTACAGATTGCTATACAAGTAAGTGGTGGCGGCAGTATGGCAGCTAGTTCAGGTTCAGTAACTCTTTATTTCGAATGATCTGAATGGCTAGAACAAAGCTAGGCAGTAACGCAACCCTTACTAATGTAGGGAAAGGACTTACGGTAGTTGGTGATCACTGTTATGCCTATACGGGAGTGGTCGGAACGGGTGCAAGTGGTACCTTTGCCGAGTATCTTAATTTTCATTCTGGCAAAGGATACATTAAAGGAAGATTAATGGTACAATATGCCGTGGCCGTTGGCGATTCTATTGAATGGCAGATCATAATGAATGGTCTTAATATTGCAGTTAGTGAATCCGCACACCAAGTGGGGAGTGATACTTTTGTTGATTTTGTAGATCTAATAATACCACCATTAACCAATGTTATTTGGAAGATTACTAATTTGAGTGGTTCAACTGCTCATGATGTAACCTGTACGTTTACCGGTCGAGTCTATGCATGACCCTAGCACCTTCTAAATCGATTTCAAGGGTAAAAGACGGGAAGATATTTGGATGGAGTGGTAGTTACAACTTGACTTCCTCGGCTGTCACCCTACTCAACTACACGAATCCTCCCTTCTTTTACCTGACGAGAATTACACTCGGTATTGATTGGAGTGGGATTAGTGATGGTGAAACATTGAGTTTTACAGTTAATGTGGATGGTCAGGGTTTGTATACTGAGAAATTGATAGTGACAGCAGCCTATAACGGATTCCAACCTAAAATGTTAGAATTTATGATACCTCCAAATTCAACGGTTAAGATCCAAGCAATCGAGAGCGCCAATAATGGAGCTATGTCTTGTGTCCTAACGGGGTATCGAGTATGAAGAAAAAAGACCCGATTGAGGAATTAATGAAGAACATTGATTGGACTAGATGGTTCCAAGTGATCATACCGATTATGCAACCTGTTATGATATTTGGAGGATGGTTAGCTTTTGCCAAGTTTGATAAAAGAGCTGATGCACTTTCAAAATTAATAGCGATAGCTGAACCAATACCAACAGTAGATCTAAATTTACCTCGTCCTGTTGTTTTAGCTTCTCTTTATCATGCAACGGATGAAGCTTTAGAAGTTCTAAATGATGTTATCAATTTTCTGAAAGATTTGGAGATTCCATCAGCAGATAAAATAATGGACGATATTAAAGAAACGCTAGTAGAAGAGGTGATAACACCGATAGTTGGAGGAGGTATAGAAGATGAACGGCAGTTCTTGAATGATTATAGTGATTGCCTACAGAATGCTAAAGCAACACTAGGAATTTTTTATAATAAATATACGGCGTTCCCATGGATCAGCGGATGTCTTGTAAAGAAAGGATATGGAAAGGATTTAGTTGAAGAAGCGATTAGACGGAAACTTGGAATATGAACGATCAAACATTTGCCGTCATCTGGATCTTGAGCTTTGGTCTTTACTTTTTAGTTTATACATTCTGGATACCCTTAAGAACGAGAAAAAATATCGAGACTTGGTTAAGAAGCAGTAAATCAGATGACACACTCCTAATGTCATTAGAAGTAATAGTAAAAAGAATAAGAGAACAGACATTAGTTGATTTTGAGGAATTTATGCTTCCACAAGCTAGAGAGAGTTTGCAGAAGTTTTGGGCTGGAGCAATGGGAAACGCTGCGAAAGAATTGAAAGGTTCTGAGGAGGGTTCTCAACTTTCTCTTTTGCATAATATGACTAAGGATTTAGAAGGATCTCCATGGTATGTTCAGGCCGCGGCTTCTAAACTTTTGCCGTTAATTACAGAAGCAGCGGCCAAGGGATCTAAAAACAAGACTGACGCAGTGCTAGGCATGGGATTGCAGAAATAACGCACTTTTAAGGCATTCTGACACACCAAACACGCAAACCCTATACATCTACTACCTAAGCTCCTCCATTAATCTTACGACCACATAGAGAGCAGGTCGCCGATACACGGCCCCAGTTCACGTTGTAGCATGAACAGATCATAGTTTCTCGTTGATACTATGTAGTAGGGATATAATTTCACATCTCCAACACTCCCAAATAACTTTACCGTAATTATTGGTAGTGCATTTATCACAGTGTAGCATTATAGGAACTCTCCTTCTGTATCACTGTGACGTAAATGTTTACCGACATCTGGATTAACTTTCTTACAGGAAATACATTTAATGTGTGTGCCAAAGGTCCAGCCGTATGCCTCTCGTCCTTTCCTTATGAAAGCTGTTGTTGTAATATCTGACATAATTAATTTCTTATCGCATTCATCACAGTAACAATAAGTTTCACAAGAGATTCCGTTCACACTTGCTCCCAGCGTAGACCGTCACTTGCTTTCCATACCCAATAGAAGATCCCTTCCTTTGGCCAGTGTGATGCCGTCTTGAAATCCTTTAACAGATAGAAGGATGAGGTAGAGTATGACTCTTTCAATTTAAGTTCCTCTTGTGGATGGTATGTGAAACACTTTGTTCCATCTTCATCTAAGTAGTTTTTAGTATCAACTACACGGCATGTCACTTTTACACCGTCTTTTATACCCCCGTCTGTCTGAATCTTACAATCTTCTGCAAGATCAACAGTTACAAGGGTCATATCATCCTCACTTACTGAAAGGTAGGAATCACGCTTCTTCAATGGTGAAGAAATGTCTGGCTTAATCAACTCTTTATTCGACTCGTCCATATCCTTAAGTGAAAGAATTGCTATATAACTATTTAGG